TAAGCAAATCGGCCCCTCGTCCTGTGATCGAACCGCCTACACCCGCTGCAAAGTATTCACCACCATGATTGGTTTCCCACCTACCTTTTGCTTTACTATCTTCTCGAAGTGTAACATTTCCAAAGATCTCTTTATACTCTTTGGTGTTCATTAAGTTACGAACTTTGCTACCGAACCTTGAAGCAAGTTCAGCGTTGTGTGATACCTGCATTATTTTTTTCTTTGGATACTTTCCAATATACCAAGCAGGGAATAAATAAGATGCAAATTCAGATTTGGTATGTCTAGGAGGCATATTGATTATGAGCCTCTTTGCATCACCATCAGCTATTTCTTCAAAAGATTCAGCTATAATTTGATGGTGCCCATATTTTTTTGGGTCCTTTGTTTTACGATAAATAAAATCTTGCCAGACAGACTCAGCAAAAATTAAAAAATTATCCTGGCATAACTTGATCCACTCCAATTGCTTTTTTAGAATAATATCTTTTAATTCTTCTTCAGTTAGGTTTTCAATATTCATACCGTTTGGGACCCTAGTATATTTATATATCCTGCTTTGTAAACCCGTTCGCCACGTGCTTCAGGGCTGGGCAACGTGAATTTGTTCAGGTAATTTTAAAAAGTAGATTGTTGAAAAAATAGAACCTTATTCAGGCATGGAAGTGTGCGTAGCGTCAAAGACGCTACGCTGTTTATTATTAACTATTCTGTGGTGTGTAGTGCTTGAATAAGCGTACTAAATTTCTTCAATACGTTTTCTTTAAACTCATCTACACATGGGTTACCCACGTTCTCTAGTATGTGTTTTTCACACTCACCCATTAACAACTGAAACATGATCTCATAGTTGAGTTGTTTTTTCTGACCATTATCAATGACCATATCTGCAAGTGTAGTAGGGGATTTCTCCCCTACTCTTTCTGCTAAAACTTTAGCTATATTAATTAAATCACTATTTGGCATTATTATCTCCAATCGCTTTGTATTCACTATAAACTAGTTCAGTAGTGAATTTATTATACAAATCGTTATGAGCAATTTTGAAATTTGCTGTTTCAAACTTTTTTCTTTTACGATTTATTTTTTGTACACCAAAGCTATTACCATTCTCATCTTGAACAATAATTAAGTTTTGGTTTGTTCTGTCAAAGCAATCTACAATGTTTTGTTTCATTGTATCTAACTCTTTAGATAGTCGATTTGCTTTTAGCTTTAATTGAGCATAAGCAAGAACTACTTTTTTTTCATCTTGCTTTAGCTTCTTTATTGCATTTGGCATTTTTACCTCTTTGTTAAGTTATGTATTCTTATGAATACTCCCTTGTCTTATCAAATCCCACTATTATTGCAATAGCTAATTAAACTTTTTTTTATCTTTTTTATTAATGATATTATTAATGGTATTAACATTTGGTTCTACTTCTAGTTGAATTTCTTTTTCCAATCCCTGCACCAGCGTGGTCAGTCGCTTGGTGAACTCATCTTGTTCTTTCTGTCCTGCACGAGAACGAGGCGAGGCGACACTTGTCGCCTCTTCATTTAAGTTAATTATTTTTACGAGTTTTTTTTTCATTACCAACTACACCAATATTCTACGACTTTACCCTCATCAATGGCTTGTTCGCAAAATTTTAAAAACTTCATATCCTGCTCTTTGTAGTCCTTAACACTTTCCTCTTGAAATTGTTGACCCCAAAAAAATCCATCTTCAGCGTGATAGTCAGAGAAACCTTTTGGTATCTGTTCGCTTAACTCCTGCACAACCTCTTTGGTTAAATAACATGGTGCTTCTTGATCTCCATTGAAACCGAGATGTGAAAGACTTCCCTCAACTTTTACTGCTGGGTTTTGGTCTGCCCATTTCTTTGCCATGAACTCTTGAAGTCTTGCGTGTTTTCTCCAAACGAAGACCTTTGAGTTTTCTTCTTGGTCGTCATTAAAGTATTTATCCCAATCTACTTTATGACCTCTTAGGTGTGCGTGTTGATCTAATCCCATAACTTTTCCTTTTGTTAATTGTTAGGGAACAAGCTATTTTCCTAGATCGAAATCTTATGGTACTTTAAACTTGTTCCAATAGTGTCTTATCATATCCCACTAATAATGCAACAATTATCTTTTAGAATCATTCTAAACTAGCTTACCAAACCATTCCTCGTACCACGCTGTGTTCCGTGCTGGTGCCTGGTGCCAGCCCTTCCATCTGCGCCTGGCATGCACCTGAACTAACGAGAAACGAGACGACATCACAGTACGCCAACGAGAACGAGAATCAGGAGGCCAGTGCTGGCCAGTGTAAGCTTTGGAAATACAAATAGCATTCCCAAGTAAGCGAGAACGAAGCTCACTTTTCGTCCCCAGCATCACCTGCTGCATGATCCGTTACTTCAGAGTCAGACCAGCTATTACCGTTCGCAATGCAACGAGAACCGGAACCTCCAGTGAGAGCGTATACTTTGCCGGCTTCAGGTTTGTCTTCCTTCTCGAGGATGCGGTTTTCACTGCCCATGAAACCATCCTTATTCTTTCGGTAACGCCACTTCGGTTTTTCCTGCAGCTGGTCCTCTGGCCGCCACCCATCGGGTGGCGCATTGTCCGCATTCAATTGTTTTACGAGCTGCTTAAGTTTTCTTTTCATCATCAGTCTCCTCTCGAAGTTCAGGACCATTTAAAGTTTCAATGTAAACTGCACTTTTATCTTCTTCTTCAGGAACGATATCGTGATCCACTATTTCGTAATCATAACCTTCAGGTATGTTTTTAACATCAGTGACGACTCCTGCATTCACTTCTATTCTTATAGTCTTCATGTGCTCTCCTTTTGTTTCGTCAGCTAATACATGCCACAGCCACTTGCTTGTTCTGGATATCCCCTGAACGCAGAGGTATTAGCCAACAGGTATTACATAAGACATGATGGGATAATAGTCAACCCCTTTTTTTAATTCTTTTTAATCTAGCTTCAAGTATTGCGCTGTACGCCTGAAAATTATCTTTCTCATTTTCCTTTACCATTTTTATTGCATCAGCTACCAGCTGCCGTAGCAACTTATTCTCACTGGTGAGCTCATCTAGTTTCTTATTATAAGAACGAGCTTTGTTCTCACCTCGAACGAGATCGAGGGCATCAAAATCTATTGCCATTAATCCTCCTTTTCCCTTACGATACGACATCATGGGATAGCTGTCAACCCAAAAGTTTTCAGGCTGCCGGGGGGAGCTCAGCTCACGCTGCACCAGTGCCGTAGACTATCCTTTATCCGAGAACGAGGTTTACTTCAAACGAGAACGAGAAACGAGATCCTGCTGCTGGGCCCCAGGCCACCGACCAACAAAGAGGGAAAAGTCGATGGCCAGGATCCGAGAACGAGAGCTACGCAGCATCAGGCTGCCGGGTGAGCTCCGTTAGCATCCTTCGCTGGACCAGTGGCCATTGTAACGGGAACGAGAACGAGGCAAAAGGAACGAGCGAGCGAGGATCAGTAAACACGGACACCGGTCTGTAGAGTTTAAGGGACTTCTTCAAGAGGGTCTCTTTGCAGATAATTACCTTGCCTCCAGCCATGATATATTTGTTGATCCAAACAATTTGCCATTTATTTAGCTTCGGAAAACTTAATGAATCTGATTTAAGTTCTATCCAAAATACTTCATTATTCATTACAGCATGAATATCAGGTATACCATTAATTGTGGTAGATTCTATGCGGGTTAAGAAGCAATCAGTCAGTCCTTTTTTAACCTTTTGCCATAGTCTTGATTCTGCGTTTTTACTAGTTGTCATTAAGTCAGTTTTTTAATTTCTTTGATGACTGAATTAGGTATCAAAGTAGTATTTCCAATTGTATCAATTTCATTTTTATTATCATTATATGAGTAATCTCCAAATATTCTTGTGATACCTTTTGATTGAGAAAGTAGATGACCTTTGGTGATGCAGGTAGCTAACTTGGCTTTCTTCACATCAGAAAAACTACTCCATGAACTGTCCGAAACAATATCAAACCACTCAACAGAAACCATAGGATATTTATCTATTTCTTGTTTAACTTTTTTTGGAATTGCAATTTTTTTTCTATTCATCAATCTCTACCTTAATTTTTCCAACATAGGTAGTAATTGTAGAGTTGTGCACTTGGTTAAAAACATCTAACCATTCAGACCAACTAGCCTTTTTCAATTGCTGTAACGTCTTCGGACTGAACTTCAATCGTCTTGGCATTGTGCCCATCGATTTTATCCGATAATTCTTTAAGCTTTGTTTCAAGTTGCTCACGTGACATACCCTCCAAACCACTAACTCGTACCTCTTTTCTATCAACATAAGCACCTGCTAATTGACCTGATCTATATTCAGCATTTATAGCAGCAGCATATTGTTTATCTTTTTCGGCCTTGTCAGAAATTCTTTCTAACCTTTTAAATCTTCTAAGGTTGTCACTTTCATACTTCTTTACTTCTCTATCAAATAATTTATCAAAATATTTTGCAATATGTGGACTATGCTTTCTAGATAACATTCTAGATGCAACAGATCCATAATCTTTTTCATTAGTACAAACATATCCAGCACGTTTAAGTGCTTCAGCTTGAGTTATTGATCCCCAATCTTTTACGTATATCTCTATAAACATTTTTTGTTTAGGAGTTAAATCTAGTTCAGTTCTTAACGATTTCTTTTTAAGTCCACCAGGCATTATTTTCTACCTCTAGGTTTTTTAATATTACTTTTAATAAAAAATTTAATATCGCTTTTTGCAGCATCTCTTGATTGTGCTTTTATGTTTTTACTAGGTTGTGCTTCCATCATTTGTTTGATGGTTTTACCACCACCTCTATAATAAGATTTAGCAGCTTTTAGCACTTCCTTACCTAATGAGTTAACTAATAGAAATTTCTTATACATAATTTCTATTATATAGATTATTTCATCGTAAAGTAATAGCCCCAAAAACTTCTGATTGCGTTCCCGCAAGAGTGGTGTATCCAAGATACACCATAGATACACCATAGATACACCATTAAAATCGATTAAAAGTGTTGATATAATTGACTAATAGTCGTTTAGATACACCAGATACACCTCTTTTACCCCCTGTAGTACTTTTTATTGATTAGAGGTCTAGAATATCTATATAGTAGAAAATCCACCGATCCCGTTCAGTGGGTTAATTCTCATTGTCCGGTGTCCGTTTTTCTTGTATACTTATCCTGTGTTATTTATCTTAAATAACGTTCTTTGCTTAAATACTCTTGGGGGAGTTCATTTTAATTGCTCTCTAATCATTCCCCCAGGAGTTAACTACATTCGTCCACCATGACTACATTAACTTCTTGTTATTCTCCTTAATTATTAATTCACGAATTTCTCTTCTCTCTTCCTTAGTATTCGCCTCTCGATACCTCTTATATAAAGCTCTATACCGAATCCAGGCCACTTGTATTTTATTAAATATAATTTTTTCATCATCTATCATCTTAAGATATTCACCTCTTACAAACTCAGGATCTAATTCAGCTCCCCAACAAACATTCTGAAAATCTTCAGAATTATCTATAAACCAACAATGACTGTCATGCTTATGGTAAGTTTCTCTTTTAAAATTAGAAGGATTAGTTGCATCTTCCAAAGCTTGTATAAGAATAGCCTGAAACAAACGCTGTTCTGCGAATGCTTTTGGTTTTGTAATTGCTAGGCTCAATCTAGTGCCCAAATATTTTAGTAAGCTTGGAGCACAAGTCATAAGCTTTAGTTTTATCCATTACAAATGTTCGTGATCGCTTACGTCTATAAGTGGGTTTCTCATATACTCGAATGTATAAATTCCACATACGTTCAAGGTAATCCATCTTTTCTTCACCTGTCATCAGATCAAGCATGACAACTGATTCTTTGAGTAAACCTCTAAGTTTCTTTTCCATTAGCATAACCACGATGCGGGAAAGATATAAGATATGGAAAAATCACACCGTGGTTAAGCATTTTTAACAACCAGTTTTATGCCTTTAGATTCTGCAGCACGTTTACGCCCTGATCGCCATCGATCCTCAATCTTATCAAGGAAAGAAAGACTAAAATTTCCTAAACCAAAGTCATTTCCACAATACAACTGAAACATTAAAGACGTTAACTCATTATAAGTTTGTTTATTAGGACAAACCATTACAAGCTTATCTAACGCCTGATTTAATGCTTCTTCACTGCTTTTTTTTACAGCTTTACCCACAAAATAATCCTTTAAATTAAAGTTAATTTTATGTTTCGTTGTTCGGTGAAAATAAAGTGTTTTGAAAGCCCCACTTTTTCATTTAGGCTTAGGAATACATTTATTGTTTATAAAAGAAGTGACTTAATTGCAACAGTTAAATTTAAA